ACGTTGGAGTGTTTGATAATGACGGACAGCATTAAATTTGATCGAGTCAACACTTTCTCTGACAGCCCCACCCTGTGCAAACGTTTCAGAGTTTGCAAGGACCACTGACGTATTGCTGTAACCGGATACAGCACCAACAGAGAAGGTTCTTGCTCCGTTTGCTCCTTCTCCTGAGCTTACTCTATAATTAGCTTCAACAACATTTCCATTTTCAAGTGCGCGCCCTGTTACCCCATTACCAAAAATCATTTCGTATTTTCCTTCACTATCTGCTTGCAAGAAAAACACATTACTTGTTGGAGTGAGGTTGAATAAGTCTGTCGCTAGTGTGTATATACCGTTCGATGTATCAGACGCTGAATTCCGTACAGTAACCGTTAAACTCCTTGTATCAATCTTATTGTCTTGAATAACAAATCGCTGGTTAGTGTTTGCAGAATTCACAGTGAAGAATTCTGACTTATAGGCACCTTCAAAAATAGTAAGATCTGTTATAACATTGTTACTAACAAGATTGACTGTCGCGATCGTATTTTCTGCAGTTGTAAATGTAAACGATTGATTGTTTGCAGACGATATAAATGAGGTTCCTTTTGGAATCAATACAGACGTGGCATCATTAATTTGATTGATCGTTAGTGTGACTGTGCCTTGAGCACTGCGGCGCGATCGTGGAAGATAATTCAATTCTTTACTATGTGAACGGACCGCATCCTCTGTTAACGCAGTGTCTAAGAACATTTCATTCACAGCCATATTAAGATAAAGATTGTTGAGATATGTATTGTATGATAATAGATCTAATAGAGCCGATATATTTGACCCTTCAAAGTTATAGTCACTGAATTGCGGCTTTCCTTTGAGGAATGTTTTCAGCTGTTCTTTGATTTGCTGTTGATCTATTTCTATTTCGTGTGACATTACCTTACCCTATCGAGTAAAACATCAATCCTTTCTGGAACAGGTGATGTTTGTGTTGAAAACGTAATCTGTATAGACACCGCATTTCTTTGTGGTTGCGCATCTACAATAACATTATGGATCAGAGCTCTTGGCTCATAATTCTCCAATGCTTGTCTGACTTCTGTTTTTATCACTTGCGCGGTTGCAGGGGTGATATGTTCAAACAAATGAGCTCTAATGTTCGCACCAAAGTTTGGATTGAACGGACGTTCGAACTTATTTGTCAAGAGAATATTTCTAAGGCTTCTCTTGACACTATCTTCATTCGTTAATAGACTAATGTCTCTCTTGATTGGATGCAAAGAGAGATTCGTCGTCAAATCGCTGAAGATTGTTTCCGACCGTTGTGGTGTTGTTTGATCCAAAGCCATGTAATAGTACCTGGTTGTTTTTCTTATTTATGGTCCTGCAAATACATTTGGTGAACCTGCTGCAACAGCAGTGCATGTTGCGTCTCCAACTCTTCCAGCACCCTTGCCATTAACTTTAACAGTCGCAGACCCAGAAACAATTGGTGCTGCATGTCCTGGACATGGAGCTGGTGGTAGTAAATGACCAGTATTATTATCGCCTTGTCTACTCCATGGAATTCCATTTACATACACATTCGGACTTCCTGCTGCTCTCGTCATTCCTGAGCAGTGTGGAACGTCTGCATCTCCAATTCTAGTTGCTGCGGGCACGTTCTATCTCCATCAATCTTTGTAGTCTGTTAGGCCATTGACCTATTTCCTCATGTTGCTCCTCCGTATGAGGCTCAGGAGGAATTTCTGGCAGAAATTTTATTACATTATCAAAGTCGGATGGAATGTCCTCGTATTCTGTATACGTCTCCAACACTCCTTTTCTTAAAACAATAAATTCATGGGCCATTAGTTTAAATCAATCCTCGTTGCATCAATATCGATATTGCCTCGGACATCCCAATCAACATTTCCATCGACTTGAATATTCCAGTTCTTTTTAATGTGTAAGTTACACGAACCATCGATCGTTAAATTGCAATCGCCTTTAATGTGGACATTATCACTGCTAGCAACAATCTGATAGTTCTCTCCTACTATCCTTCGAACAACCGTTCCATCAGGATGGATCTCTTCGAATGTTCCACTCTTGTGCATCTGATGAATCCGTTCTGCACCTTCCGTATCATCGACTTCAAAAATATGACCAGAATGAGTTCTTTCTACTCTATTGAGAGGATACTTAGCGTTATATGGATCCTCTGGTTCGCTCCACTTTGCACCTTTTGCTCTCACATTAAGATCGCGCTGATCTTCTTTAATTCTCTTATGCGCCGCTATCAGCGGATCATCTGACCTGATTCGTGCATCTGGTCTTGCCAACCAAGGAAGATCGTGAAACTTTTCTTCTTCCTCACCATCTATCTTTGCACCTGATAGGGATCCAAGAACAACAGGCGTCTGCATATCATCGCCATCAGCAAACATTCCGAACACTACAGTGTCTACTTTGAACCCAACAGAGCTTGTTCCGACATTATTGTGGCCAGGATTTGTAATACTATTGATCGCCACTGCCCATGGTAAATTCTCAGTCGCCACACGGCCTTGTTCTTCTGTATATAGATTAAATGGACGAACCCTGACTCTTCCTAGTTGGAGCGGATCATCGACATCCTCTATCTTTCCAAAAAACCAAACAAAATTCTTCACATCTACCTCGGCACAATGTCAATCGGGACAAACTTTTCAGCGGGTGATGGTTTTGCACACGTGAGGATCGTTGTAATCTCTCCTTTATTAAACATGTGCTTGACTCCAACAATAACTGACTTTCCTTTCAAATACTTATCATAGCGGTCGCGTGTATTGTATGTAACAGCGCGAGGCCATGTCTTGATATCAACAAGCATTCCTGGCATCATATCTGTATTTCCCGGGACAACAATATCAAACTGAATCTGCTTTAGTGATTCGATCATCGCAAGTGTCTTAGAAAAAGTCGCTGCCTTTGTGTCGAAGCTAACAAAGTTCTGGTTGACTCCGTAGCTGACATTATGCATTGCTCCGTTATACTTCGAAAGGTTTTCAATATCTTTCTGATATTCGTTGACAAAATCAGTTGTATTTGATATTCTGAAGTTATTGTCAAGACCTGGGAGCTGACTAGCAAATTTGCTGAACTGCTGTTTTGTGGATCTCAATTTCTTATCGATAAGACTAAATCGGAATAATTCACTATCAATCATTCCGTTCTTAAATTTGTCTGGTGTATTTGCTTTATCTCTCATCTCGAAAGAAATGATTCTATACAGCTCGTAAATCCTATTTGTGTTTGTGCCGCCTGATTGTGATTCAGAGGTTTCAAATACATACTCGACTGCCGGCTGTTTAAACATTGAATCAATCGTCATGAATCTAAAGCCATTTAAGTCTTCAAAAAACATGAATGCACTACTCTGCGTTGTGTCTTTATTATACGTCCTCGCTCTAATCATATCAATCGCTTTGAACGGAGATACTTTTGGAAAGACTATCTCCACATCCCCCGTGTACTCTTCATCGCCGGTAGTAACAAATTTATCTGTCTCAAGGTAGTTATCAGTAATATCTTCAATCAGCTTGAGAGGGTTGTCTGAGTTGACATAATAATCAATATCTCCCCTTTTGATAAAGTTGAGAAACCCTTCTTTACCGATAAAGTCTATCTTGTAACTTGCGGCAGTATAGTCATCTGTGAATTCAAAATCATAGACACGTGTTACATAAACTTCTACTTGTCTTTCTTCACGACCTGAGGAGTTGAAGACGATTGTAATTTTCTCCTCACCAATAATTGGTACAGAGCCGTGAAGACCGACCCCATCATACATTTGGATTGAGCCATAGATTGTTTTTGTGTAGATCCCCATTTCCATAACAACTTGGACTGCTTGCTCTACGATGTTAGTTCTCGATTCCCCATCATGACTCTCCATCTCAATTCTGGCGACCTCGACCGAATGGGCTCGAATGCCACGCTCACTCATTATATAAATTCCTCAGCTCAGAGATAATTTGTGGGATGTATATCTTGTCGATCAGTTGGATGTGTCTCTTTTTCTCGTTTTCCTCATACTCATAGTCAAGCGCAGTGAATTCAGTCAGAGTCGGTGTAACATCATTGATGGTTGATGAAGACCCTTGTAAAAGAGCAGCTGTCGTATCAGGACTATACTGGTTTCCATCTTGATCTTTTTTGTAAAGGACCGTTGCGGCTGCAGCTTCACGTGAGCCATACTTATTGATAATATACCTGTCTAAGTCCTTAGATGTTAACACCCAATCGTAGTATGGATCAACAATATCATTGGCAAGAGCAACAAGCCATGCAAAGTCAGGGGAGTCGTAATACCAATAGGCAACAGTGTCTAACCTTTCTCCCTCCTCTACAACATAGGGATAAAAGATAAACGCAGATGTATCTAGCGTCTCAAGTAATCTCGGCCGGTAAAGAATGTTCCGCATTCTACGACCTTCATATTCGATTGGAGGAAGATTAGAAAATAAATCCATTACTCATTTCCTGGAGGTGCTAGGGCGGAATTTGCACGTTGTAAAAGCTCAGATCTTCGCGTCACGTTGTCTCCCGCACCACTTGCAATTGTATATGCAGTGTAGGAAACATCTTGATCAATCTCAGCAAGATCATTCTGGGTAAGATAGCTGACTTCTTGTAAGTCCATAGAGAACGTAATATACGTAGGAGCATGAGTTCCTTTAAAGAACGTAGGAGCTCCTCCTGGCGCATAGTCAATATTAAGATTTTTCAAAACACTTCGACCAATTCTATACAAAAACTCTCCATCAGCAAAGAACTGCCCATAACATTCGAATGGGTAATCAAGGAGGAATTCATCTGGCTTGTAAGGATGCATCAAAAGTTTGAGATGACTTAGAATGTTGCGGAGTGCGTATGACTCTTCTGGCGATTGTGGATAAACTTTCCAGTTGAACTGAAATGTCCTCAACTGAACCCCCTCAAAAGTCAACGTCAAGTGTGGATTGAGAGTTGCTCCTGTCATACGATCGATTGCACCTGACGCTCCAGCATCGAGAGTTGCAACCTTCCTAAGCAGAGCACGGGCAGCCCCAGCACCACCACCCAATACATCCCCAAGCTCCAAACCTGTCTTGAGAGCTTCTCCAGCAACTTGCAAACCTCGACCAACTATTCCAAACTCTGTCCCTGCATAATTAACACTATAACTATCTTGTAGATTACTTGGGAGGGGCAGAATAAAATGTTTTGCAATCTCTGAATTAGGTACCTTAAATTTATTGATCTGAGGATCGGTGGCTTGATACTCAACAAACGTCATATGCATGAAATGGGGGGACTCGACGGATGGATACGCAAGAACATTCCCTGATCCAACATCAGACTTTAATTTCGACCGCTTAACAGCCTCTGGCGATGTGATTGATTGGTAGCTAGCCATATAAATAAACCTGCAGATGTATACGAAACTATTTATGCGGACGAAATGAGTTACAAGGGACGGTTTAGACCACACAACCCAAGCAAGTACAAAGG